GAGGGTTGGTGGGTCGTGCGTCAGAGATTGCTGGACGGCGACCTGTCCCTCCCTGATGATAAGGATCTGGAACGTGAGCTGATGTGCAGTTACAGGTACAACCTGACAGGCAAGATCGTTATCCAGCCCAAGGAAGAGGTCAAGAAGGTCTTAGGCAGATCGCCCGACCTTGCCGATTCCCTGGTGCTGGCACTGTTCCCTCGTATGGGACTGCTGGCATAGGGAGGACTGGATGAGCTGGATACAGCGTCAATTCGGTATAGGAAGGGTCAAGACAGCGCTCAATGACGACATCATGTCTGCCGCGTTCGGTATAACCAACAGCGCGTCCAATCCTATTACGACTTCCCGCACGGCAATGGAGAAGAGCGTGTGGGTTTATCGTGCCGTCAACACTGTTGCCTCCCGTATCGGCTCCCTTCCCTGGAGCATCTATCAGGGCGAGAAGGCCGTTACTGGGAAGACCGCCGTGCTGAAGCGCCCCAACCCGTATCAGACATTTGTGGAAGTGCTCGAACAGGTGGTGTCATGGCAGCTCATCAAGGGGTTTGGCGCTCTCTATGTCGAGCCGATGAACCTCCGCTCCCTCGATGCCGATATGATTCGCAACGAGAAGGGAACGCTTCAGGTATTGGAGGGCGGGAACTGGAAGCAGATCGACCCCAAGCTCCTTGTCCTGTTCCCCAACCTCTCACTGTCCGGGCAGATGGGACTCTCCGAGCTGAGCACGGTCATGGACGCGGCCAACATGGACGAGAACGCCAAGCAAGTCTGGAACAATCAGATGAACTCGGGCGGCATCCTGTCTGGCCTGTTGTCCACAGATGTGAAATTGTCCGATGTGGAACTGAGCGCCATGAGAGCACGTTGGGAAGAGCGGTATGGCGGTGTCCAGAAAGCCGGGACGATGGGTTTCCTTGGTGCGGGTTTCAAGTTCACTCCGATGGGAATCTCAGCAGCCGACATGAAGATGCTGGAGGTTAGCAAGGTCACGAAGAATGAGATTGGCACGGCGTTTGGCGTTCCTGGTATCTTCCTAGGCGACATGGAGTCAGTCGATTACTCCAACGCCCTGATTCAAGAGCGGATCCTCTACTCGAACACGATCTGTCCCCGAGCTGACAGGCTGGCAGACAGGATCACGTTGTTCCTTTTGCCCCTGTTGGGCTTGAAGGGGTTAGAGTTCCGCTTCGACTACACGGGTATCGAAGCATTACAGGCAAATAAGCTGGAGCGGGCGCAGATAGATGAAATCCAAGTCAGGACTGGCGCTCTCACCATCAACGAGATCCGTGAGCGGGACGGGCTGAAGAAGGTCAAGTGGGGCGATGCATGGTGGACTTCTGCCATGTCCGTTCCTGTTACCACTTCTGAGATTGTTGAGCCTGCCCCTGTCTTGCCCCCTGAGCCTGTTCCTGTCCCCGTAGACGAAGGGAAGGCCATACAGAAGGGTATTTCTACGGAGACACGCAGAATCATCGCCAAGTCGTTCCTATCGACCGTCAAACCACAGGAGCGCAAGTTTGCCTCCAATACCATGAAGGTGTTCAACGCACAGGCCAAGGATGTGGCTTCATGGGTAGAAGAGCATGAGAAGGCCGCGCCCGTCAAGAAGCTTCGTGACGTACTGGCCGATGATGATTTTGTCGAGTCGTGGCACAGCCTGTTCGTGGCGTTTGGCAAGCAAGCCCTTGAAGATGTTGCCGCCCGTTATGACATGGTCGTCCCCGATGGCTCTGAAATCCTCAAGTGGATACGGGCGCAGGAGTCGAAGCACTCAAAGCTCGTCAACGACACAACAGCGGACGAGATCAGCAAGATATTGGCTGATGCCCGTGCCAATGGTGAGTCGATTGCCGACATGGTAGCCAAGACCAAACAGTATTTCGATGGAATCAGCTACAGGGCAGAGAGGGTAGCCCGTACCAATGTGATAGCAGTCAACAACGCCTCTGCTCAGGACGTGTATGTCGAGAACGGGGTCAAGAAACATGAGTGGCTGGCGACCAATGATGACCGTACCCGCGATGACCACGCAGAAGCGGACGGTCAAGTACGGGACATCGACGAACCCTTTGACGTAGGCGGGGAGAAGCTCATGTATCCCGGTGACCCGGCTGGAAGTGCGGAAGAGACCATTTCATGCAGATGTACAGAACTGCCCGTAGTCTAGGAGGCTAGTCATGGAGATGAAACGTCTATTTTTTCCTGTCCAGAAGGGTGAGACTGTTGGGGATATTGCCTCAGCCGTTATCACGACCAATGCCGTAGACAGGCAGGGTGAGATCGTGGAGCCGGACGGGATTGACCTGGCCAATTACCTTGCCAACCCGATTGTCCTCTATGGTCATTGCTACAGCGGACTCGAGTCTATCCCTGTTGGGAGAGCCACGTCCCTTGAGATTGTGCATGAAGGCGACAAGAAGAGCCTCAAGGCACAGTGGCAGTGGCAAGCCGATGATGTGACTCCGCTCATCTCTGCTGTCCGCAAGTCATGGGAGCGTGGTTTCCTCAATACCGTCTCCATTGGCTTCATGCCGGGAGAGTATGACGGGAACACCATCAAGACCTCGCAGCTCCTTGAGTTCAGCGTGGTTCCCGTTCCTGCGAACCCCCAGGCGTTACGTCTGAACGGGTTTACGGATGATGAGGTCAAGGCGCTCACGCCTGAGGTTACGGCTGAGACCCTGATCGCCGACCTTGAATCAATGGTGTCAGTAAAGGAAGGGCGTGTGCTGTCCGCCAAGAACTACGATCTGGTTTCCCAGTGTATCGACTCGCTGACAGCTTTGCGCGATGCCGCCGACAAGACTACATCAGGAGATGTGGAGCCGAAGGCAGAGAGCTGGTTGGAAGCGTTACATAAGCAACTGACAAAGACCCAGGAGGTCTAGCAATGGAAGACATGAAGCAGGAAGTCATCAATGGCGTTGTGGAGAGGCTGAAGGCTGATAACTCCTTCGCTACCCGCGACGAAATCAAGGAGATCGTCCACAACGAGACGATGGACGTTCTGAAAGACATCAAGCCCGTCCGTCCCGAGGATTTTGATGCCAACACCCCCAGCCAGAAGCGCATGGTGGAAGAGGACATCCGCAAGTGGTACTCGATGGTTCTTGGCGAGCGCAAGGCATGGGACGGCGTTACCACGCACGTAGGGCTTGAGATGGTTCCCTCGCTGGTTGCGGGTAGAATCGTGGAGAAGCTCGACAACACCCCCTTCCGTAAGCTCGTTACCCATTTCCCCGGCGACAAGGGTACGGTCATCGTGGAATCGACCCTCCAGACTGCTCTCCGCATGGGTGCCGCCCGTGCTGCGACCAACGAAGGGACTCCCGCTCCTACCGAAGTCACCTATTCGACCTATGGCGGCACGGCATGGCTGCTGGTTTCCAACAAGCTCATCCGCAACGCTTCAATGGCGATCGTGAACTACATCGAGAACTCGCTCGTCCGCTCCATCGACAGGCTCCACACCTATGAGTGGACGCTTGGCTCCGGCACACGCTCCATGACGGGCATGTTCACGGGTGGAACGGCCAGAGATTCCTCGGCGGGCATTGATACCCTCGCAGAGCTGACCCTCGCTGATACGATGGCTGCGTTCTTCAACCTTGAGCCGCAGTATGCCGACAACGCCGTCTGGCTTATGCCGAACACGGTCGTTGGCAAGCTGGCTGGACTCAACAAGGCCGACACGCCCATGATTGACATCATCGGCAAGACCCTCATGGGTCGCCCCTACGTTGTCCTCCCTTCCACCTGCTTCGAAGCCGAAGCGGACACGAAGGCATGGTCTTATCTCGGAGACATGAGCTACTACTACCTCTTCGAGGAGAAGCCCGTGTCCATCGTGGTCTCCGATGTCGGCAAGACCCTCGTGACCGCCGATCAGACCGTGATCGCCGGACAGTTCGAAACGGACGGCAAGGTCGTTCTCGCTGAAGCCATCCAGAAGAACCTCTACAACACCGCCTAGTCCTGACTGATTCCCGGGGCGGCCAACCACCGCCCCATTTGAGGTGAAGATGAAGTACAGAGTCACAGCGAAGATGCCAACAAATGTAGAGGGGTATGTCGCGGGAACCATCGTGGAGTACCCCATTGAGATTGCGACACGGCTCATCCTTCGGGGGTATATCGAGCCCCTCTACGCCGAGCCCGCCGCCATGGACGAAGCGAAGTCTGACAAGATGGTGCGCCACAGCAGGCGCAAGGAGTCATAATGGGTTCACCAAGAGAGAATGTAGCCAATATCCCCTATCTCGTCCAGACGGGGTTTGGGGTCAATATTCAGCGGATCCTCTGGTGGAGGTACGTTATCTCTGCCGC